ACAAATCTACAAGAAGGAGGTATAGTGTGTGATCAAGGAAACCCATTTAACGGTGGTGATTTTTGGTATATTGGCTCAAGAAGGCTTGGGGGTACTGGTGGCGATATTGGCACAAGTTATACGATAATTCGAATAGACAGGTTTGGTTATATAGCAGAAGTTAAAGAGGTGAACTGTACACAGGGAGAATGTTATCAATTTAACAATTAAGAAATGGCAATAAAAAGCGCAACTTTAAAAATATATATTTACGAAGGTACTGTAGGGGGTTACTCAAATAGTGATCTAAAATACACGTTATCTAAAGATAGGATAACAGGCAAAAGTAATATTGTCTTTGAAATATCGGAATTAGTCAGAGACTATATTGAACACAATTTTGATAATGATTACCCTTGCAATACAAAATGGGTAACAGTTACAAAAGATATAGTAGACGCAGCAACAGAAGATGTATATACACCTATTGTAGAGAACTTTGTGTTGCTTGACGGTTATGGTAATTATGAAGATGAAATAAACCCACAGCTGTCCGATAACGCTTTAGTGAGTACCAATGATATATACTTTCCAGAAAATACAGCAGGGAAGCTCCCTGTCTTTGCAGAGGGGGTAGGAAAGGTTACAATAGATAGTACTGACACGCAAATAACAGATAGCGGTAACAGTAACCAAAAGATACAGTATATAACAATACCTGCTAATAGTAGCACTATACAGGTTTATGATACTGATGACACAACGTTACTCAAAACAATAACCGTACATAATATATGTGAGCCTAAATTTACACCATACAAAGTAACATTTGTAAATAAGTTTGGCGCATACCAAGACATTTACTTTTTTAAGCGTACAACAGAAACCTTTAGCGTTAATGATGACAGTTATCAAATAAACAGTATAAGCACAGCTAGTTTAACATACGCTACAAACCAAGGTCAAAAGCAACGATATAACGTTAATGGACAGAGTAGCTTAAAACTAAATACAGGATTTATAAAAGAATCAGCGGTAAACACTATAGAGGAATTGTTTTTATCTGAAAATGTATGGATTAGGTTTGAAGGGAAGTCATTACCTGTAATTCCAAAGAGTAAATCATTCACACAAAAAACATCTTTAAATGATAAGCTAATTGACTACACGGTAGACTTTGATTTTGCCTTTAACAAGATAAACAATGTACGCTAATGTTACACTTACAACTTTTTATAGAGGGTCAAGAAGTAGAGTTACATCAAAACGAAAGTATTGTATTGACACAAACGCTTCAAGATATATTAGATGTACAAAAAGTATTTACTGATTACTCGCGCACATTTAATGTACCTGCCTCGAAAAACAATAATAAGATATTTAGGCACTACTATAATCCTGCAGTAGTAAATACAAACACACAAGTATCTAGAGAAGCTGTATTGCATCTTAACTATCAACCTTTTAAAGTAGGTAGGGTTAAAAACGAAAGCGTGCAGATGCAAAACGGTGAGCCATCTAATTATCGCATTACTTTTTTAGGAAATACAATACAGTTTAAAGAAATATTACAAGATGCTAGTTTGCAAGACTTGTCTGAATTAGATGCGTCATTATTGTATGATGCACCTACTGTATTGAGTACAATGCAAGACGGGCAAGACTTTGAGATTGATGCAAACGTTATAGACGATGCTTTTATATACCCCTTAATTTCGAGCAAGAATAGGTTAGTCTACGATAATACAGATAGCACAGTAGGTACATACAACTTATACGCTAGTGGCAGCAATCACGGTGTAGTGTTTGATCAATTAAAACCTGCCGTAAGAATACACGCTATTATATTAGCAATAGAAAAACAGTTTGGTTTATCTTTTTCAAGAGACTTTTTTAACTCAACTAACCTGCCGTACTATAACATATATTTGTGGCTACATAAGCAGAAAGGTGGAGTCGACCCTAACGAAAATGACATATCCACAAACAATTTAGCATTAAATGCCCTAGCGGGTAATTGGTATGACAAAATAGGATCATCAACAAATTTAAGACAGGGATTTGGTACAGGCGGGTACTATGATAACATAGACGCTAACCGTAAAAGGTATATGAGTATAAGTGCTAAAGCACCTGCGGGTGTAAAGTACTCCATTAAAGTTACTGAATATTTTAAGGTTTTGCACGATACTGAATATGATGGTACTGGTGATTTCCAAAATACAGCTGTTGATTTAGAAATGTTAGAATCATACACAACAGGCGGTCAAGAAAGGGATAGAAGGTTTTACATATCAGTACAGTCAAATTCAAATTCAACAATTACACTACACGTTAATATATTTGATGGCAGTAACAATGCAAATGCAAAAATCGATTACACTTCTAGCACGTCTCTTAGGACTACCGCAAAAGACGAAATGCCTAAAATGAAGCTAATTGACTTTGTAACATCACTATTTAAGTTATTTAATCTTACAGCTTTTTTCGATGGCGAACAGATACAGGTATTACCTTTAGATGATTATTATGCAGGTTCAGACAACACCTATGACATAACAAAATATTTAGACAATGCTCAATCGGAAGTAAAAATAGCATATCCTTTTAAGGAAATATCATTTAAGTATCAAGGGTTAGATTCTTTCTTTAGTAAATTTCATAGTACATATTTTAACCAAGAGTGGGGTTCTGTATTGTATAGCAACAACGCAGACTTTACATCTGAAACATATGATATATCAGTACCATTTGAGCATCACAAGTTTGAAAGGTTTTTAGGCACAACAGCACAATGGGGTTGGTCGGCAGATGACAAACAAGAACCCTACTTAGGCAAACCCTTATTGTTTTATGCGCACAAAGTTACCGATGGAACACCAATACAGTTTTCTGAAACAGTAGGTGGCACAACACATCAAATAGACGATTATTACATACCTGCTAACAACGTTGATCCAACTAATAACGATTCACAAAGTTTACATTTTGGTGGACAGAAGAATGAGTATACAGGTGTATATTCAGAAAACTCTTTATTTTACACTTATTATAGAAATTACATTGAAGAGGTGTTTGATATATCTAGAAGGTTATTTTCTTTCAAGGCTTTTTTACCTGTGAGTATAATAAGTAACATAAAGTTGAATGACAAGGTTGTAATATTCGACAATGCTTACAAGATAAATAAACTAACCACTAATTTTGAAACAGGCATATCAGATTTAGAGTTAATAAACGTAACGCAAGACTTAGAATACGATCCTGCAGAAGTACAAGAAGAATTAATAGTACGAATAGATTCAGAACGTGTAACAGCGGATAACACGAATAAAACAGCAGATGCGTCAATAATAATATTTTAAGAGATGATAGAAAATATATTAGAATTATTAGATGTAATAAAGAAAAATAAGGTTAGTGGTCGTTATATTGATATAGCACTTGGTATTCATAAGTACCCACATACAGTGAAAGAGGGTGTTAAATTGTTACGCAGACAATTATGGAAAAAAGAGAAATAGAACTTGAGGTAAAAACAGGTAAGTCCGAAAAAGACCTTAAAGATGTTGTCAATCTACTTGGAACAATAGTAGATAAATTAGATGACACAGGTAAAGAGAGTAAGTCGTTAGAAGATGTAGGTAAAGGTGCGGCAAAAGGCACTAAGGGTTTGAAGGGTATGTTCAAGCAACTTACGTCTATAGGTACCCTGTTTAAAGCTTCAGGTGTTTTCTTTATTGCTTCAACGATTTTTAATGCACTTGCAGATGCTTTTAAGAACAATCAATCGTACCTAGACGGCTTTCAAATAGCAGGTACAATGGCAACGCAGGTTATTACTGATTTTACAAGCTTTGTGTTCAATAACTTTGGCAAAGTAGTAGATTTCTTTAAGAGTGTGTTTGAAGATCCCGAGCAATCTATAAAGGATTTAGGCGCGTCTATTAAACAAGGGTTTATTAATCGTTTTATAGAGGCAAAAGAAGTACTGGGGTTACTGTCGGACGCAGTAGTAAAATTCTTCTCGGGTGACTTTTCAGGTGCATTAGCCACACTAAAAGAAGCAGGTAAACAGTCTGTTGATGTATTGACAGGACAAGACGATTCGTTAAACAAGGTTAAAGAGACCATTAAAAATGTTGCATCAGCGGTAGTAGATTACACCACAAAGACGTATAAACAAGCTAAAGCGGTAGTAACATTAAACAAGGAAGCAAAAGAATCAGAAGCAATTAACCAAGGTCTTATTGAGCAGTACGATATACAAGCAGAACAACAGAGACAGATAAGAGACGATGAGCGTAATGGTATTGCTGCAAGGATTGAAGCCAATAATAAACTTAAGGGTATATTAGAGGAACAGTCAGAGAAAATGACTGAAAATGCACAAAAGATACGAGACGCAGCAAAAGCACAATATGAATTAAGCAAACTTGATGAGGATAAAATAGCATACATACAAGCAGAAAATGAGTTAATGGCTATTAATGCACGTATAACGGGTATGATGGCTGAACAAAAGTCTAACGATTTATCACTTGACAAGGAACGTATCGAGATAGGTAATGAATTAGCTATGATCGGTGCAAACGAGTTCATTAGGCAACGTATGGAAAACGATGCTAAGTTAGAAGAACAGATACGTTTTATTAACCAAGAGGTTACTAATGAAGATGAACGTAATGCGTTAATAGCAAAAGCACGTCTAGAACACAAGATTGCTATGATTGATGTAGCAGAACAGGAAAGGCAAGAGATGATAGGTAAAGCACAACAGTTTTTTGGTGGTTTACAGTCTGTTGCACAAGCGTTTGGTAAAGAGAGTAAAGCGTTAGCTATTGCAGGTATAATTACAGAACAGGTTAGTTCTATTAGTCAGATTATATCTAATACAGGTATTGCAAATGCAAAAGCTCTAGCAATGTCAGTTCCAACAGGAGGTATGCCTTGGGTTGGTATTAATAACGTTATGGCGGGTGTATCAATAGCGGGAAGTGTGGCAGGAGCAGCAAAGGCAATATCCGATTTAAAGTCTAACAAAAAATCACCTTCAAGATCGACAGCACCTTCTATGAGAGGTTCAGCAGCACCGCAACCACCTGCATTTAATGTAGTAGGAGCATCACCAGAAAACCAATTAGCACAAGCACTAGGACAAAAAGAATCACAACCCATAAAGGCATTCGTTGTATCAAACGACATAACAAATGCACAAGCATTAGATAGAAACATAGTAGAATCAGCAAGTTTAGGATAATGAGAATAGTAGAACTAGTAATAGACGAAACAGACGAGTACAACGGTATAGAAGCCATTAGCATTGTAGAAAGCCCTGCAATCGAAGAGGATTTTGTAGCATTAAAATCGCAACAAGTGCAATTTGCAGAGGTTGATAAGGATAAAAAAATACTTATTGGGGCATTACTCACTCCTAACAAACCTATTTATAGACGTAACGGTGAAGATGAATATTACATTTACTTCTCACGTGATACTGTACGTAAGGCATCACAGTTATATCTTCAGAATAACAATCAACACAACAGTACATTAGAACACGAAGAGTCTATACAAGGATTGACCCTAGTAGAGTCTTGGATTGTAGAAGATAAAGAAAAGGATAAAAGCGTATTATACGATATGGACGTGCCATTAGGAACGTGGATGGGTACAGTTAAAGTAGAGAATGACGATATCTGGAATAATTATGTTAAAACAGGTAAGGTTAAAGGTTTTTCAATAGAGGGCTACTTTGCAGATAAAATGGAAACACCTAGCGATAGAGGTTTGTCAGAGGACTTGAGTAAAATAGAGGAATTAGAGGCAGAGTCTTTACTATCAACAATCAAAGGTATCATACGCAAGGATAAACGTTATAAGGACGGACAGCGTGTCGAAATGGAGTCGTTTAGTGATTACCCTGACTCTGTAAAAAATAACGCAAAGCGCGGTATGGAATTAAACGAGAAGGTAGGAAACAAGTGTGCTACACAAGTAGGTAAGGTACGTGCAGCCGATTTGGCAGCGGGTAGACCTGTGAGTATGGACACGATCAAAAGAATGTTTTCGTACTTATCACGTGCAGAGACATATTACGATCAAGGTACTCCAGAGGACTGTGGTTATATATCATACCTATTATGGGGTGGTAAAACAGCCAAAGGTTGGGCAGAGAGCAAGATAAAAGCCTTTGAGGGGATTGCAAATGATGTTAAGTTAGAAGCACCTTGTTGGGATGGCTACGAAATGGTAGGATGGAAAATGAAGAACGGTAAAAAAGTACCTAATTGCGTACCTAAGAAATAATGAAAGACAGAAGAACACCCGTACCACATAACGGAAAACGTGCTTGTTTATGTAGAGATGGATCGTATAGTTCAAACTGTTGCGGTGGTGATTACTTTAATCAGGGGATAGGAAATATAACGTCTAATGCATCCTTACCGTCTAATGGTCAATATGGTTACAAAATGCAATTATGTGGGCATAGTAAAACCCATCATTTCTTTGGAGACGCAGAACTAACTGTAGGTAACATATATTACGTAGATTCTCAACACGATAATAAAGACGGTTGTTATGAGGCATTAAGCCGTGATGATCAAACAGCAGGACACGAGTGGGTGAAAGCATTTAGTTACGCTGATTGCAATGAGTGTGATGCAGATACATACAGAGATAGTTTTACTGATCCAATAACAGTAGTTCATTATGACGTTTCGAGTCCTGTTACTTCATTTCAATTACCATCAAATATAGTGTCTATACGTATTGATATTTTTACAACAGGTACAAATGGATATACTTTAAACACGTTAAGTAATTTTAGTGTGAGTGTAACAAGTGCCTCAACAGACGGATTAACACAAGCACAACTCGCACCCTTGCAGGTAAATGATACGGGTTCTACAATTACAGAGACATTAATTATTACATCGGTTAAAGATCCGTCAGTTACAAAAGAAATATCATTGTTACAGATTTCAAGTTAAATATGCAAAATTTTAATCAATAAACGTTAATACTATATGAAACCACAGGTAAAAAAAATCCTGAACAGGATAGATTTCAAAAAAGTTGCTTTAGGAGCGATTAATGTAGAAAATTTACGCAAGCGTATCTCTACAGAAAAGAACGATTTTAGTATGTATGTAGAAGAAATCGAAAGGCTTTTAAACGATGCTGCAGATGTTGTTATGGAAATGCAAAGACAAGAAGATATTCTACGCGAGATTGAAATGGATGCTGTTGATGCACTTGACAAGATTGATGATCTAAAACAAAATGCTAAGGAAATGGGATTGAATGCATCGTCATTTGATAAAACATATCAACTGATAAGTGAAATAGATGACAGTGCTGCAAATTTACGACAACAAATAGAACGACAGGCTAACGATTACAATTCTATATTACGATAATATGAAAGCAACAGAAATACTAAACAGCATTACAGATATGCTTAACTTATCTACAGAGGTAAAGTTAGAAGAGATGAAACTTGCCAATGGCACGTTACTTGAGTCAGAGCATTTTCACGCAGACGAAGAGGTGTTTATTAAAACAGAAGATGAAAAAGTACCACTACCCGAAGGACTGTATGAGTTAGAAGATGGCAGACAGTTAATAGTGGTAGATGAAGGAATTATTAATGAAATCAAATCAATACAAGAGGATATGTCAGAAAATTTAGAACAAGACCCACAAGAAGAAAAACAAGAAATGGGTTATGCTACAAAAGAAGAACTTAACGAGGTTAAGAGCGTTGTAGAAGAGATTAAGGCTATGATCGAAAAGATGGAAGAGCCTAAAGAAGAACCCGCTGAAGTTGAGGTGGAAGCCGAAGCAGTACAGCCAACAGAAGAACAAGAGTTAAAAGAAGAATTGTCTAAACCTGCTGCAGAGCCAATGAAGCACAGTCCAGAGGCTACAACAAAGCGTAAGCAAAACTTGTATGCACAAGGTAGAGCGGTTACTACTTTTGACAGAGTACTAAACAAAATTTCTAATATTAATAACTAAGAATAAAAATGGCAACTACAACATCAATTACTACTACTTACGCAGGAGAGTTTGCAGGTGAATATATTTCAGCGGCACTCTTGTCAGGTTCTACTATCGACAACGGTGGTATTACTGTAAAACCAAATGTAAAGTTTAAGGAAGTTATCAAAAAAGTGGACACTAACGCTATCGTTAAAGACGCTACTTGTGATTTCGATCCTACTTCTACAGTTACACTAACAGAGCGTGTATTACAACCAGAGTTTCAACAAGTAAACTTACAATTATGTAAAAAAGACTTCCAATCAGATTGGGAAGCATTACAAATGGGTGTATCAGCATTCCAAAGTTTACCTCCTAAATTTAGCGACTTCTTAATTTCTCACGTTGCTGCAAAAGTAGCACAAAAAACAGAGCAGTCTATTTGGGCAGGAGATACTTCTAACAACGGAGAGTTCAATGGTCTTTCTACTATTGTATCAACAGACGCAGATTTACCAAGTGGACAAGAGGTTGCAGGAACTACTGTTACAGCCGCTAACGTAATTACTGAATTAGGAAGCATTGTAGATGCTATTCCATCAACATTATACGGAAGTGAAGACTTAAATATTTATGTATCACAAAACATCGCTCGTGCATATGTACGTGCATTAGGTGGATTTGGTGCCGCAGGATTAGGTGCTGCAGGTACAAACGATATGGGTACTCAATGGTGGAATAACGGATCATTATCTTTTGATGGTGTTAAATTATTTGTAGCTAACGGTCTTGGAGACAATAAAGCTGTAGCCGCAGAGAAATCTAACTTATATTTTGGTACAGGATTATTAGCAGACCACAACGAAGTAAAAGTTATAGATATGGCTGATATTGATGGTTCACAGAATGTACGTGTAGTAATGAGATTTACTGCAGGTGTACAGTACGGTATTGTAGATGACATCGTAACATACGGTATCACAAACTCTGCAAACTAAGAAAGTAAATAAATAACCTAAGAGGGTGGGTGAGCCAATGAGCCTACTCACCCTTTTTTAATACTAAAACATATGGCTTGTGATTTAACATTAGGGCGCAAAGTACCTTGTAAAGACGTAGTAGGTGGCATTAAAGCTGTTTACTTTGTTAATTACGGTGCTTCAGCGACATACGATTCAACAGATACAGACGTAATAGACGATTTAGGTTCTATTACAGCTTTTAAGTACGAAGTGAAAGGCAATAGTTCATTTGAACAGGCAATCACTTCTTCTCGAGAAAATGGAACTACATTCTTTGACCAAACATTAAACCTCACACTTACAAAGCTAAGTAAAGAGGACAACAAAGAAATTAAGTTGCTTTCTTACGGGAGACCACACGTTGTAGTACACGACTATAACGGTAATGCATTTTTAATGGGTACTGAACACGGTTGCGAAGTGACAGGTGGCACGATTGTGACTGGTGCAGCAATGGGTGATCTTAGCGGATATACATTGACACTAAATGCACAGGAGCAAGTTCCTGCTAACTTCTTAGAAGGAGCAACGGAAGCAGATCCTTTTGCAGGTTTAACAACTACACCAACAGTTACATCAGGTACAAATTCATAATCATTGTGGGTTTTGTAGAGAGGGGGGCATATTGTCCCTCTTTTTTTGTGCTTATTAAAAAAACTTGTTAAATATTTTGTATAACTAATATATTCTTTTATATTTGTATATAAAATTAAAACACACAGTTATGACAGAGCAGTATTTTCACATCAAGACAAATGGTGATTTCACGTCAGGAGAATTTGACGGGTTAGAGCCGAAACAAGAAGCCGTAGGTGGATTGATCGAACGAGTATGGTTATCAGACGACAGGTTTATGTGGGCAAACGAAGAGGGTTTGTTACAGAAATTACCGATCAATGAGATAGCGTCAAGAATGGCAGGGTTTCCAGTTGTAGGAGATGTATTATTGATTGATGACAAAGACAAAGTTTCAATGACAGATTTAATTAGCAAATCAGAATTGATTCGAATGAGACAACAATCGTAGCCGACAAAGTTACAGTGTAACACTATCGGTTATAGGGGGGTGGCAAAAGCCACCTCTCTTTTTACAAAAATATTTACTTTATGCGTTATATTTGTATGAAACTACTTACTACAAGTACAGACGCGCAAACTATAAAAGTGATACCAAGAGAATACGTTACATCAGCAACGTTTAAATTAACAGACGATACCACTAATACAACATCGTCTTATAGTGTATCACCAACAACGGATCGTAATTACTTGTCTTTCTCACAAGCGTTGAGTTTAAAGGAGGGTAGGTATTATGATATGTTAATCACAAAAACAGACGGTACAGTAATTTACAAAGACAAGGTTTTTTGCACAGCACAAACTGTTGATCAAACGACAAATGATTACTACACTATAAACAAAGACGTGTACACAAGTGATGCGTCATACGACAATGACTTTATTGTATTATGAGAGACGTAAGAATAGTTAATTTAGCGACATATAGCACCCCGAAAATTACTGAACGTAAGAACAAGGATTGGGTTGAGTATGGTGATGACAATAATTATTACCAATACCTAATAGACCGATTTAACGGTAGTGCTACAAACAACGCTATTGTGAATGGAATATCAGAAATGATATACGGTAAAGGTCTTGCAGCAACAGATGCTAGTAGAAGACCTGATGAGTATGCACAAATGGTATCGTTGTTTACGAAAGACTGTATGCGTAAAGTTGTGTTTGATCTTAAGTTAATGGGACAAGCAACTGTTCAGATCATATACTCAAAAGACAGAAAAAAGATTGCACAAGTAGAACACTTTCCTGTTGAGACGTTAAGGCTCGAAAAGTGTAATGAAGATGGAGACATCGAAGGATATTACTATCACAAGGACTGGACAAAGATTAAACCACACGAACAGCCTAAGCGCATACCTGCATTTGGTACAAGTAATGAGTCCATCGAAATTATGTGTATTAAGCCTTACAAAACAGGATACTATTACTACTCACCTGTAGATTACCAAGGTGGTCTGCAATATGCTGAATTAGAAGAAGAGGTTGCTAATTATCACCTTAACAACATTAAGAACGGGTTAGCACCTAGTATGTTGATCAACTTTAATAACGGAATACCTAACGAAGAGGAACGTTCATTAATTGAGCGAAGAATACAAGAAAAATTTAGTGGGACAAGTAACGCAGGTAAATTTATATTAGCATTTAATGACAGCGTTGACGCACAAGCAAATATAGAACCAGTACAATTATCAGATGCACATAACCAATACGAATTCTTATCTACAGAATCATCGAAAAAGATTCTCGTATCACACAGGATTGTCAGTCCGATGTTATTTGGGATTAAAGACCAAACGGGTCTTGGTAACAATGCGGATGAAATTAAGACAGCGTCTATACTAACAGACAATGTTGTAGTAAAACCGTTTCAAAACCTAATTATTGACGCGTTAGATCAAATATTAGCATACAACGGTATATCACTAAATCTTTATTTTAAGACGTTACAGCCGTTAGAGTTTATTGATCACGATAATGTAGATATTGACGATGAAACGAAAGAAGAAGAGACAGGAGTTGAGCGTAAACGATTCAATGCGGATACACAGAGCGCACCTAACATCGAAAGTATTGCAGAAGATCTAATTACACTTGGCGAAAAAGAAGAGTCGTTAGAGGGGTGGGAATTGGTCGATGAAATGGATGTTGATTATGATATGGAAGATAAATTAGACAAGATGATTGGTCTTGCTAGTACAGGTAGTGCTAATCCAAATTCAAAGTCAGAACAAGATCAATACATTGATGGCGTACAATTTAAAGTAAGATACCAATATGGTCCAGAGAGCGTGAGTTCTAATAGCCGTGAGTTTTGTAAGAAAATGGTATCAGCAAATAAACTATATCGTAAAGAAGATATAATACGTATGGACAATCAATCTGTAAATGCAGGATGGGGTAAAGGTGGAGCTGACACGTACTCAATATGGAAGTTTAAAGGCGGTGGTGGATGTCATCATAAATGGGTTCGTAAGACGTTTCGTTTTACAGATTTACCAAAAGGTCAAGGAGATACTAAAAGTCCAAATGCGCCCACAATTAGCACAAATAAAGCAGAAAGAGAAGGTGCAAGAGTACGCAACCCAAAAGAGGTATCGATGAAACCAAAAGATATGCCCAATAAAGGGTTCATTAAACCACGCAAGAAGTAATGGCAACAGCACTATTTATATCACGAAAGGACTTAGTAAAGAACACTATACTCGATGGTAACGTTGACACAGATAAGTTCATACAGTTTATTAAGATCGCACAAGAGATACATATACAGAATTACTTAGGTACAAAGTTATATGATAAAATAAGCGCAGACATTATAGCAGACACTCTAACGGGTGATTATCTTACATTAGTGAATAAGTACGTACAACCTATGCTAATTCATTTTGCTATGTCAGATTACTTGCCTTTTGCAGCGTATCAGATAAAAAATGGTGGTGTTTACAAGCATCAAAGCGAGAATGCAGAGAGTATTGAGAAGAATGAAATAGACTATTTAGTTAATAAAGAACGAGATTTTGCAGAATATTATACAAGAAGGATGATTGATTACGTTACATTTAATGTAGGGAAGTTTCCAGAGTATAATACGAATAATAATGAGGATGTTTATCCTGACAAAGACGCAACATATCAAGGGTGGGTACTGTAAAAACATATAAACCGAAAGTAGTCAACGTTGAGAAACTTAAGACATACTTAAAAAAAGTAAAAAATGGCAAATAGTATTAACTGGGGATTAATATATTGTTACACAGAATTTGGTGATGAGGATAATACTATTGCAGAGTCAATACCCGCAGTAAGTTCGCCTGATTGTTTTTTAAGTAGCTTAATAGCAGGACAAATAGAAACGTTAGCGATAACGTCAGACGATATAAGATATAAAGCAGATAGTGCAATTTTAACAGCAGATAAATCATTAGTATAAAATGGCTAAACAAACAGTAAATTTAGGAACTACAGCAAATGACGGGACAGGAGATCCATTAAGAAGTGCATTTGACAAATTAAACGACAACTTTGATGAGGTGTATGGTAACAATTTTGTTACTAACGCAATGTTAAATGATGACATTGTAGACCACGACGAGCTAGCAGACAGATACACAGCGGTACAGACAATATCTACAACAACTGCTACTGTAAATTTAGATGCTAGTTCTTATAGTGTATTTAACATTACAGCTAACTTACAATCAACGCAAACCCTTAACCTTCAGAATATGAAAACAGGGCAGGTGATTGATATTCTAGCAACAGGAACTAGTACGCTTACATTAACGTCAGATGATACGTCAGAAACATTTAATAATCTAGGTGAGGTAACGTATGACGGAAGTAGCAACAATCATATCCAGATAGTATGTATTGACGATACAGATTCTGCTGCTATCTATAACTATACGATCCAAACTTATACGAGCGATAATACACCAAACTAATATGAAAGCAAAAGATTACAACGGAACGATAAAAGTTTACAATAGAGTGCCAAAATCATACGGTAGCATTATTGGTGGTTTTGATTTACTATCGGATAGTGATTTAGAAGGACACGGTTTTTACGATGTTGTTATTCCTACCTATGATAGTAGAATAAAAGAACTAGGTGATATATATTTTGATTCAGATAATAGTCAATTTACGTACCCTGTAAGTAATAAAACTTGGGACAATAGTTTAGCGGACTTAAAAGTAGCTAAAATAGGAGAGTTAAAAGCTATTTATAATTTTAAGTTATCTCAAACAGATTGGTATATTACTAGAAAGAGCGAAAAGGGTACGGCTATTCCTAGCGATATACAAACCGAAAGAGATAATTTAAGAATAGATTGTAATACTCACGAAACAGCTATAAACGCTAAAACAACTAAAGCACAAGTAGAGTCTTACGATTTACCGATATAAAAAAATATGAGTTTTAATAAAAGACTTTTTATAGGAGGAGCAGGAGCTTATCAAGCGACAGGGAATTTTCAAGATAATATTGCGTCTTATAATAGTTCATCAACACATCCGTCAGGGGAAACAACGGCAGTTTTAAATGCAAACTTAACTGGTAATGATATTTGGGTAGATAGCGCAGATAGTTCAAAAGCTGTATCAATGGGTAATAATGGTAGTTCAAGATCAAACAATCAGATAATAATGACTATGAAAGGTCCAATTACTACAAATAGTTTTACGTCAAAAGATTATAAACAAAGTTACTATAATTATACGGGAACTATGAAGTGGTATGGTTCTAACAATGGAACGTCTTGGACAGAGTTAGCTTCAAATGCGCATACAGGCAGTTCTTTGAGTTTTAGCTCATCATCTTTAACAACAAATTATACCGCATCTACTTGGTCTTATTATAAGGTAGACTTTACCGCAGGTACAAGAGGTACTTATGGGAATTTTATGTTATTAAATATTGGTATAGTACTTTAAAATGCAAGACTTGAAGATATACGGACTTAACTTAGGTGCAATAGTTTTTAGTACTATGCCAAACATAAATACGCAATTACAGACAGTAGTACTTATACTGACTATAATATACACGTTAACTAA